CAGGTTTCTTATGTAGACCCAGCTAATGTGGTATACAGTTATACTGAAGACCCGCACTTTAAAGATTGTTTTTATTGGGGTGAAATTAAAACTGTTCCTATAGCAGAGTTGATGAAAATTGACCCAACACTTACTACAGATGATTTAGAAAAAATATCAAAATACAGCCAGAGCTGGTATGATTATTTTAATGTTGCTCAGTTTTATGAGAATGATATCTTTTATCGTGACACTTGTACATTAATGTATTTTAATTATAAAACCACAAAGAAGATGGTTTATAAGAAAAAAGTTAATGACAATGGTAATATTAAAATGATTGAAAAGGAAGACACTTTCAATCCTCCAGTAGACATGATGGAAGAAAACAATTTCGAGAAAGTAGAAAAAACTATTGATGTGTGGTATGACGGTGTTATGGTGATGGGAACAAACATAGTGTTAAAGTGGGAGCTTGCTAAAAACATGGTAAGACCTAAGTCTTCATCTCAACACGCAATACCTAATTATGTGGCTGCAGCACCTAGAATGTATAAAGGAGTTATTGAATCTTTAGTAAGAAGAATGATACCTTATGCTGATTTAATTCAGATGACTCATTTAAAACTACAACAGGTTATAGCTAGAACAGTTCCTGATGGGGTATATATAGATGCAGATGGTTTAAATGAAGTTGATTTAGGTACAGGAGCAGCATATAATCCAGAAGATGCATTAAGACTTTATTTCCAAACAGGTTCGGTAATTGGTAGAAGTTATACACAAGAAGGAGATTACAACCAAGGTAAAATTCCTATACAGCAGCTTACAAGTAATTCAGGAGCTTCTAAGACACAAATGCTTATTGCTAACCTAAACCACTACTTAGACATGATACGAGCTGTAACAGGCTTAAATGAAGCGAGAGACGGTACAATTGCCAACTCCGATGCTTTAGTGGGTGTTCAAAAGCTAGCATCATTAAGTTCTAATACCGCTACTCGTCATATATTAGATGGAAGTCTTTACATATATAGAACGTTAGCAGAAGCGCTAACTTACAGGGTAGCGGATATTTTAGAATATTCTGATTTTAAAGAAGACTTTATAAATAAAATAGGGAAATACAATGTTGGTATACTTGGAGAGATATCTGATTTATATATATATGACTTTGGAGTCTTTATTGAGTTGTCTCCAGATGAAGAGCAAAAAGCTATGCTTGAGCAAAATATTCAAATGGCATTATCTAAAAATGATATTAATCTTGAAGATGCTATTGATATACGTGAAATTAAAAATCTCAAACTTGCAAACCAATTGCTTAAAGTAAAACGTAAAGCTAAGCAAGAGCAAGATGAGCAAAGAGATATGAAGAAGCAAGCTATGATAAATCAACAACAACTTCAGTCTCAACAAATGAAAGCTCAAATGGATGCTCAAAAAGTACAGATGGAAATGGAGGCTAAGATTAAGTATAGACAAGCAGATATACAATTTGAAATTCAAAAACAAGCAGCTGAAGCGGAATTAAAAGCTCAGTTAATGCAAAAAGAGTTTCAATATAGTATGCAGCTTCAAGGTATGACACAAGAGCAGTTAGGCATGAGAGAAAGTGCGAAAGAAAAAGCTAAAAGCGACAGAATAAGTCAACAAAGCACTGAACAGTCCGAACTTATAAATCAACGTAAAAATAATTTACCTCCTAAGAATTTTGAATCTAATGAAGATTCCTTAGACGGGTTTGACCTTGCAGAATTTGAGCCAAGATAGTGTTTAAATTTTGCGTAACTTTGCAACTAAATTAAATTAAATCAAATGGATATTAAAGTAAGAGAAGTAACGGCTGAAGAAAAGTCGTCTCAACAAATAGAACAAGAACTCCTTGATAAGCATGAGGAGAAAACTCAGTCACAAACTGAGCAAGTCGAAACAACTGAAGTAAAGGTTGAAGAACAGCCACAGCAAGAAGTTGAAGTAAAAGAAGAAACAGAAAATGTACAGGAGGAGAAACCTGTAGAAGAAGTTGTTGAAGAACAACCTCCACAAACACAGACTCCACCTGAATTGAATGAAGATGAAGTTCTTTCATATATTGGAAAAAGATACGGTAAGGAAATCAATTCAATTGATGATTTGGTTAGTGAACGTGAAGAAAGCGAACCGCTTCCTGAAGACGTTGCTGCTTACCTAAAGTATAAAAAAGAAACTGGACGTGGTTTTAATGACTTTGCAAAACTGCAAAGAGATTACACTGATTTAAGTCCAGATGCTTTGCTACGTGAATATTACTCTATAACTGAAGAAGGTTTAGATTCAGAAGATATAGATTTATTGATGGAAGATTTTGTTTATGACGAAGATGTTCATGAACCAACTGAAATTAAAAAAATAAAACTAGCAAAGAAAAAAGAGATTGCTAAAGCTAAAAAGTTTTTACGTCAACAACAGGAACAATACAAACAGCCCCTTGAGTCAAGGGAAAGTTCTGCCTCTGTAAATAACGATGAACTAATAGAATATAGGCAATATTTAGAGTCAGCTAAAACACATCAAGAAGAAGAAACTCAGAAAAGAGAATGGTTCGTTAAAAAAAGTGACGAAGTATTCAGCTCCGAATTTAAAGGTTTTAAATTCAACATAGGAGAAAATGAGTTAGTGTATTCGCCAGGTAGTGCTTCTGAACTTAAAAAAGCTCAAGAAAGTCCTTTAAATTTTATAAATAAATATATGGATTCACAAGGCTTTATGAAAGACGCAGAGGGATACCACCGTGCTTTAGCTATTGCAATGAATCCTGAAAAGTTTGCTCAGTTCTTTTATGAACAAGGGCAATCACAGGCAACTGACGATGTAATACGTAAAACAAAAAATGTCAATATGACTGAGCGTAGTGCACCAGAGGTTTCTGTCAAATCAGGTTTTCAAGTGAAAGCAGTTTCTCAGCCTTCGAGCAAAGGACTGCGAATTAAGAGTATAAAAAAAACGTAATAATAATTTAAAATAATATAACATGGCAGGACAAGTAAAAGCAACGCCAACATTCGCGTTGACTCCGAGTTCAGAAAGAACTCCAACAGCCCAAAACTATATTGTAAATTTTGATTTCTTAAATCAGTATCTTCCTGATACGTATGAAAAAGAATTTGAAAGATACGGTAATAGAACGATTTCTTCATTCTTAAGAATGGTAGGAGCGGAAATGCCTACAAACTCAGACCTTATCAAATGGGCTGAACAAGGTAGGTTACACACGAAATATACACAAGTAGGTACTGCAGTAGCAGCAGGTCAAGACCAAGCTATATTTCAGGTAAACGATGCAATCGACCCAGCGACTGCTGAGCAAGTAATCAGAGTAGGACAAACAGTAGTGATTGTTCAAAACGATGGTTCAGGTCTTAACAAAGCAGTTGTAAGTGCAGTAAACAATGCCGGTGGTGGTAAAGGACAGTTCACAGCTGACTTTTATGAAGCAGGTGGTTTAGTAACTTCAGGTACTGGAGCAGGTAACGCAGATGTTACAGTGTTTATTTACGGTTCAGAATTTAAAAAAGGAACAGCAGGTATGGTAGGTTCATTAGAAGCTAATGACTTTATCTTCGATAACAAACCAATCATTATTAAAGATACGTATAACGTAGCTGGTTCTGATATGGCTCAAATCGGATGGGTAGAAGTTACTACTGAAGATGGTGCTACTGGTTACCTTTGGTACTTAAAATCTGAGCACGAAACAAGATTAAGATTCGATGACTATTTAGAAACAGCTATGATTGAAGCTGTACCTGCAGAGCAAAACTCTGGAGCTGCTGCAATCTTAGGAAGCTCAGGTGGTGCTGCTAACCCAGGTGCTGGGTCAGACGGTATTTTCTATGCAGTTTCTCAAAGAGGAAACATCTGGGACGGTGGTAATCCAACTACCTTAGCAGACTTCGATTCAATCATTAGTAGATTAGACAAACAAGGAGCTATTGAAGAAAATGTAATTTTTGCAAACAGACAATTCATTTTTGATATGGACGATATGTTAGCTGCTCAAAACTCTTACGGAGCGGGTGGTACTTCTTACGGTCTATTTGACAATGACGAAGAAATGGCATTGAACTTAGGATTCTCTGGATTCAGAAGAGGATACGATTTCTATAAGACTGATTGGAAATATTTAAACGACCCTACAATGAGAGGTGGTTTACCATCAGGTGCAGGTTCAGGTAAAATCAATGGACTATTAGTTCCAGCTGGTTCTACAAGTGTTTATGACCAAATTCTTGGTAAAAACGCTAAGAGACCTTTCTTACATGTTAGATATAGAGCTTCAGAAACTGAAGACAGAAGATATAAGACTTGGATTACTGGTTCTGCTGGTGGT